ATAAATTGCTCTTGTAATAATTAATCCAATTAATATGATCAATACATCAGCAATAACAGCGGACAAATTATATTGTGAATACCATTGCCTTAAAACTTGTGATTTAATCACCCTTGTATTTAATAAAAAAATTACAAATAAATCTGTAATTAAAACAGCGTTAAATAATGGTAAATAATCATTTACATTATTAAAATCAGCTATATTTTTTAACATATTATATATTATTAGATTATTATAAAAATATATAATATTAAACAAATCCTAAAAAGTTACGACCAATCTTACTTGTTGCGAACATTCCGCATCCTGATCCGATTTGAAGATAAAATATATTGGTTTTTTTAGTACAACACAATAAATATCCAGATAAAGTAATAAAAAGCACGAAAAAAAATCAAAACAACATTGTAAATGTATCCATTATTATTATATATAACTAGAAAATTAAATAATTACACTGTTTAGAAAATCGTTTTTTAACGAGAAAAGATCTAAAAGACCGTGTTTTAAAGTATAAAAAAACAATATAAATATTATTCATTAACTAGAATAAGCATACGCATAATGAATAATTTAATGGAATCAGTAAGTTCAACTTATATGAGTGTCACAAAAATGACATTGTTTAATTATATAAAAACAGATAATCCTGTTTATGACGCCATTATTTCGACTATGTTAATTAGTGTAGTAGGTTGTATAATTAATTATGTTTACGATTCAAGATTATACGAAACATTATTAAAATTATCAATTGACGATATTAAATATTTTTTTTATAGAAAAAATACTGTTGTAATTGAGGGTAAAAAAAGTTCTATTATTTGTAGTTATAGCGCAAGCAATACAGTAACATCGGTGTATAGTAACAGATTTAAAGCAATTTGGAATTATATAATTGAAAACATAGATAATAATAAAACAATTTTTCGTATTAAAGAATCGCATACAAATTTTCAATCATCTTCAAGTAGTGACAGAAGACAAAATTTGGATATATTTATGGTATTTCAAACTAAACACTTTAAAATAGATGATAATATTTTTGTAAAATCTGAAATAGAAGAAGATGAAACTGGAGACGATAAAGAGTCAAAAACAAAAACAAAAACAGATAAAATAACTATTAATGTGTATTCGTATGTATATCCAGTAAGTTATATAAAAAAGTATATTGATAACATAACAGAAAAACATTTGGCATCTATTAAAGAAAACCGAAGCAACAAAAGGTTTATTTATTTTTTGGAGAAGACCAAAATAACCGATGACGAATCTAGTGTAGATTGTTGGAGAGAAGATATATTTGAAAGCACAAGATCATTTGATAATATTTTTTTCGATGGGAAAGTAGAATTATTATCTAAAATAAATTACTTTATAGATAATCGCGAATGGTATTTCAAAAAAGGAATACCGTATTCACTTGGTATTGGATTGTATGGTCCTCCAGGAACAGGCAAAACATCCTTTATCAAAGCTCTCGCAAATTATACCGGTCGCCACATAATTATTGTATCATTAAAAATTATTAAAACCAAAAGACAGTTGGAGCAGTTCTTTTTTGAGAATACATATAATGATAAAAATGAAAGACAATCTATATCATTTGACAAAAAAATAATTGTTTTTGAGGATATAGATTGTATTGGGGATATTATTCTTGATAGAAATAGTAAAAAATCAAAGACAGAATCAAAGACAGAATCAAATTCGATTAAAGAAAAGAATATAAGTTCAAACGCAGATAGTGTTAAAATAGGAGATGTAATACAATCAATTTGTGGTTTATCGGAGAACGGTGCTGTAAAAATCTCGAGTATTCCCGAAGAAGAACTTATTACATTAGATGATATTCTGAATTTATGGGATGGAATACGCGAAACACCAGGAAGGATTTTAATAATATCTTCTAACCATTATAATAAATTAGATCCGGCATTAATTAGACCAGGAAGGATTGATATAACGCACGAATTTAGTAATGCGAGTCATAATACAATAACAGAAATGTATTCTCATTTATTCGACAATAAAATAGATACAGAAATGTTAGAAAATGTAACAGAATATTTTTACTCACCAGCTGAATTGATAAATATATTTGTGACATATAAAAACGAAGAAGACTTTATGAAACGATTATTAGAAAATAAAAAAATTTAGATAAATCTTCTCTCTTTCGTTCTATTATAAAATAGTAAATATCTTTTTATAATAGATAAATGATAAATGAATATGTTAATAAATTAATTGAAAATTTACCAGACAATATAAAAAATTGTAAAGAACCTGAAAAAATAGATTTAGTATTAGATGGAGGTATATTTAATGGTAGTTATCTAGTTGGAGCTTTACATTTTTTAAAGGAAATGGAAAAGCGTAATTATATAAAAATTGAACGCATTTCAGGCTGTAGTATAGGTTCATCGGTTGCGTTTTTATATTTTATAGATGCTCTAGATCTAATGCCGAAATTATATGATATTGTTAATAACGAATTTAGAAATTCTTATAGAATAAATACAATAAAAGATCTTAAAAAACATTTGAATGACCGCATACCAGATGACATTTGTAAAAAAGTAAACGGTAAATTATTTATTACATATAATAATATTAAAAAAGGTACCAAATCTGTAAAATCTGTATACAAAAATGTAGATGAAATTATAAATACGATTATTAAATCAAGTTTTTTACCGTATTTAATAGATGGTAATATTTTATATGAAAATAAATATATAGATGGTATAAATCCGCATATTTTTAAAGAACGCGATAAAAAAATTCTATACTTAGATCTTTTTGGTAATGATAAAATAGGAAACTTATTAAATGTAAGAAACGAGAAGACAAATTTTCATCGTATTCTCTCTGGATTGCTGGATATACATAGTTTTTTTATAAAGCAAAGTAATACTGCTATGTGTAGCTATGTAAATGATTGGGGTTATTCAAATAAATGTTTTAATTACATAAAAATGATAATAGAAAAAATTTGTATTTATTTTATAAAAATTTTAATTTTACTTAAAAATAAAATTCCAGATGAATTTAGGGAAATGGTAATATACAAAATATTATCAAATGTATCAAATGATATATTTATTGTATTATTAGAAAGTTATTGTTTTTAGTTATAAAAGTTTAGTTATAAGTTTAAATTTTAGAGTATTTATATTCAATTAATAAAATGGACGAGACAATTGATATAACTAATCAGGTTTTTACATTAGAAAATATTCAAGATCTAAATGAAGTTATTTCCAGTGGAAATGATTATGCTGTTTTTATGTATATTGCTATTGTTATTTCGATTTTAATATTAGGTTTTGTATTTTACAGAATTTATAAAAATAATCAAAAACACGTAACATTTCAAGATTCAAACGAATGTTATGGTGATGTTTGTTACCGTTAATAATTTATTTATTGATTACGTTTTTTATCCGTAAATGCCAAATATTTTGTTTTTTTTAGTTTTTGTACTTTTTGTTTTTTTAGTTTTTGTACTTTTTGTTTTTTTAGTTTTTGTACTTTTTGTTTTTTTAGTTTTATCAGTTTTACCTTTTTTAGCAGTAGTTTCTTTATTTAAATTTTCCAAATTTTTTTTATCACCTGGTTTATAATTCAAAAACCATTCTTCTAACTCTTCTTTGTTTCCACTTTTTTTAATTTCATTATATTTTTTTGCCTTTTCAGCACGCATTTCTTCAACCGAATCTTGGTGACCATAACACGTAATACTAAAACGTCTAAGTAAACCCTTTTGTTCTAATCTATTCTTTTGTTGAACATCAAAAAGCAATTTTGCCATACATAATGTTCTATCTAAAAACTCGTTATAATATGGTCTATCTGTGTATAAAAATGCTAAATAAAAACTCAACATAGTATCAATTGTTGCGATTCTAACTTTTTGTTTATTTATATTTAAAATATTATAACTGTGACAAGCAATTGGCTTATAAATAAAAACAATAGAATCTTTACCAACCATAATTTCATAATGTTCTGGTATAATTTCACCAACGGATTTTCTTTTTATAATTTTAACTTTGTTAATTCCAATATCTTTTAACCGTTCTTTTACGATTTGAGCAGTTGTTTCGGGATTGTTAGATAAAACATCAAAATCGGCTATTTTTTCAAATTTAAGTCTCATTTTTTTGGGCATATATTGAGAATAAAGTGAAATAGTATATCCTCCAAAAAATACTACTCCTTGATTTATCAATGTATTTCTTACAGTATCAAAAATGATGGCCTCATCTTTTTTGTTATCATTATCCATATCTCTCTGGTATTCAACATCACGACAATTAACATCCGTTATAGGATAATGTTTGTTTAAAACAGCTAAACGTTTCATTACTTTTTCCCATCTGCTAATATCACCAGCAGGTCTAGATAACTCTAAATACATCGACATTCTAAGATAATTTGGCGGTGTGTATAATATTCCATCAACGCGGATAGCATCTTTTTTAACTGAATTGTATATTTCTTTATGTAAAAAAGTTATATCCGCAACAGGAATATAATTAACATAAACCTTATATGTTCCGTGATGTTGTCCGGCTTTTGCTTCTACATCAGTGAAGCCGTGCTCAAAATAAACATCAGCTAATTCCTTTGAATCTTCTAAAGCGTTTGTTGAAAAAAAATCATAATCAGGAATTTCTACTTCTTTATTATAAAATTGATCTTCAGTTGGAAGTATATTATTGATAGCAGTTCCACCATAACAAATCAAATTTTTAACTCTAATAAAATCTTCTACTATTTTGATAATATTCTTAATATCTTCTGAATTTACTATTCTTTTACCCATTTTTTCTTCAGCTTTGTCAACAGCCATACGCAATATAGCCAATTCACAATCATCAAATGTTAAACCTTTACAATCTACTTTTTCCTTCATTTATCTTTTATAATATATGTAGATTAATTATAAAAAAAATTGATATTTATTTAATTTAAATTAATTAAATTATATTATTAAAGATGTGTGACTTAGATCAAAATAGTTTAGATAATTTAAGTAACATTAAACAAGGCGTACTTAAAAGACGGCTTGGTATGGAAGCTCAAACGCTTAAAGAAATATGTTCATCAATATCTATTTCTATTGATAGAAATAAGGGTTTGCCTATTGTAAATGTTGTTAATGAAGAAAATTTTGAAATAAATAATGTCAGTTTTTATATAGATGAAGTCTTTCCATTTAGACCACCAACAAAAATAATTGTAAATGACATTGAATACCAAGCGGTTATGTTAAAAAGTTATGATAAGACATTTAAAAAAGTACTAATGAAATTAACTGGTTATGATTGTTTATGCTGTCAATCTTATGTTTGTGAAAGCAATTGGGCGCCTAGTGTCAAGCTAACTGATTTAGTATTAGAAATAAGAAAGATGCAAGCACATAAAAAAAATGTTGAACATCATATTAAACTTGGTAATCTAGATGATAATATGAGAGATAATAATATTATAGATGATGATTTAAAGAATAAAATTATGTAATAAATATTACAATCTATAAATTTATAAATAATTAATGTTTTATAAATTTATTTTTTTCTATTATTTTTATTTTATTTTATTTTATTTTATTTTATTTCGGTTTATGATTTAAAATTATAATAATCGGATGAAACAGTGCGTGTAGCATAGGAAAGTGATGGATTTTGCGGTGTTGGTGTTGGTATGGTGACAGCTTGATATCTTAAATTGGCTGGTTTTAAACAGAACGCGTAACCACCTTGATCAAAAAATCCCGCATTTTCCATCAAGAAATTATCCACTAATTGATAACGCATAGCAACCATTTGGCAACCGTATGTGCGGCATAAAATGGCACTCGGATTTGGCGGGTTAACGCCTTTATCTGGTAAAACAATTGTCATTCCAGTTTTATTATATTGTGCTAGCTCTTGTGTGTCTGGATTATTTTTAACATTGTAATAATCATAACCTCTCATAAAAATCGAATTACTTGTTAAGTTTACATATTCCAAAAACTCTTCATTTTGTAAGAAAGAGTTATTAATTCTATCTACGATTAAAATGACTTTATTTTGAAATGTTAGTAAAGGTAAGCTACCCAAATTTTTACCAGAATTTTCGAAACTATAATTTTTACCAAGCATAATATTTGAATACGATTTAAATACATCTGCTAATTTAGTATACATTTTTTTGTTATTACTCTTAATTCTTAAATGTATTATTAGCGGATCCGTTGGATTAGGACAGCTACCACCTGAAAAAGCATAATTTTGTATTGTATCCATTACTTTTCCAAAGCCTACTGAATTAAAAGTTTCCTTAACATAGTAATCATTTGATGTACTTGATGCGACAACAGGTTTGTCATCAATCGAATATACTTCAAAGTCCAAGCATCTGACACCTTGTTTTATTACTGATTTTAAAACATCTGTGCTGACAAAACTGTTTTTATATGATCCGCCGCTACAAGCATTATAAGCTGTTTTAATATAATAATCAAACAAATTACCATTACAATCAGGATCATTTGAATTTAATGGTTTAATATATCCGTCTACAGATGGATACAATGTGTTCATAAAATTCACTTGACTATTTTCTAGTTTACTTAAATAAATCATATAACCAATAAATATTATCAAAATTAAACAAATAAAGACTATAATCATATAACTCTGAAAATCTTCATCCATATTTTGAATTTTGCTTAAATAATCTGTTGTTGGTGTTGACATTAATCTAATCTAATATATTATATTATTTTTAATTTAAGGGAATAATATTTAGGAGAATTTATCTCTTAAATTAAAAGTGGGGATAAATAACGTAAATATAATCTTTTAATATATTATAATATGCCAAAACTTTGTGATTTTGAGACGTGCCGTAAACAAGCCAGTTATGGAGAATTTTATTGTAAACCAATAAGATGTAAAGAACATAAAAACGAGTATAAATTAGTTAGTCAATTGTGTCAAGAAGGTAATTGTAAAATACAACCTTCTTATAATTTTGAAGGTGAAGAAAAACCTAAATTTTGTTTAGACCACAAGAAAGATAAAATGGTAGATATTAAAAATAAAAATAAAATTTGCGAGCATCCTAATTGCACAATAAGATCAACATATAATTATGAGAATGAAATAAAAGCAAAATTCTGTAAAATACACAAACTAGAAAAAATGATAAATATTATGGATAAATGTTGTGAATTTAAAGGCTGTAAAATACGTCCTAGTTATAATTTTTCAAATCATCCAGCAAAATTTTGTAAATCGCATAAATTAGATAATATGTGCGATGTTATTAATAAAAAATGTCAATATGAATCGTGTAAATCAAAACCAAACTTTAATTTTGAAGAAAAATCTCAACCTATATTTTGTTCAAAACATAAAACATTTGGAATGGTAGATATAATACATGATACTTGCTGTTTTCCAAATTGTAAAACTCAACCTATATTTAATCATATAAATGAAAAAATAGGCTTATATTGTTTGCAACACAAATTAGCTGATATGATTGATGTTAAAAATTGTAAATGTAAATTTAATAATTGTTTAAAACAAGCTTCATTTAATTTTATCAGCGAAAAAAATGGAATATATTGTGTAGAACATAAATTAGATAAAATGGTTGATGTTAAAAGTAAATTTTGTATCTATCCAGATTGTAAAACTAGACCAATTTTTAATAATCAAGGAGAAAAACTAGGTTTATATTGTTTGCAGCATAAAATAGATGAAATGGTTGATGTTATAGGTAAAAAATGCAAAGCAAATTATTGTTTAGGAACAAGTGCTAATCCAAAATATAAAGGATATTGTTCAAATTGTTATAAAAATTTATTCCCAACAGATCCATTAACTTTACAAATGAATTCAAAGACAAAAGAAATAGCTGTTCGTGATTATATCAATTATAATTTTGAAGGGTTTCAACACGATAAATCATTATGGACTGGCAATTGTGATTGCACTCACAGAAGAAGAATCGACCATAGAAAATTAATTGGAAATACACTTTTATGTATTGAAACAGATGAAAATCAACATAAAGGATATAATGATAAAGATGAAGAAATACGGTATGATGATTTGTTTATGTTACACGGTGGTAAATTTATTTATATTCGTTTTAATCCTGATAAATTTAAGGATAAAAATGGTAAATCAATTAACCCTATGCTTTATACTCGTTTACCTGTTTTAAAAGAAGAAATTGAAAAGCAAATGGAAAGAATTGAAAATGAAGAAAATAAAGAATTATTAGAAATAATTAAATTATATTATGATGAAATAAAGAATTAAAAAATAATGATAATATATACTAATTATGGCAGGAGGCTTGATGAATCTTGTATCTCAAGGAAACGCAAATTTAATTTTAAATGGCAATCCTCAAAAAAGTTTTTGGAAAGCAACTTATAAAAAATATACAAATTACGGAAAACAAAACTTCAGAATAGATTACACTGGTTCTCCATCATTAAGTTTAACAACTGAATCAACATTTAACTTTACTATAAAACGTTATTCAGACCTTCTTATGGACTGCTACATTTCGATCAATTTACCGAATATTTGGTCTCCAATTATGCCGCCACAAGAATACACAAACCCTGACGGTTCAAATGGATATACAGACTGGGCGCCATATGAATTCCAATGGATCGATAATTTGGGTGCGCAAATCATAAGTAAAATAACAATCACTTGCGGTAATCAAAAACTACAAGAATATTCAGGGCAATACATTTTAGCCTCTGCTCAAAGAGATTTTTCCGGATCAAAATTAGCTCTATTTAGCGATATGATTGGAAATATTCCCGAATTAAATGATCCGGCAAATTATGGCGCACGTGTAAACGCATATCCAAATGCTTATTACACTAATAGTCCTGCTGGTGCGCAACCGTCTATCACAGGAAGAGTTTTATATATTCCTTTAGGTGCTTGGTTTAATTTGGTTACGAGTCAGGCTTTTCCATTAATAGCTCTTCAATACAATGAGCTTCAAATTAGCGTATCATTCAGACCAATTAACGAGTGGTTTACAATTCGTGACGTAATGGATTACACGAATAATTTTCCTATAGTAGCTCCTAATTTTAATCAATTTTATATGCAGTTTTATAGATTTTTACAAACACCTCCAGATGAAGAATTGGGACCTACATCTTATGTAGATACTAGAACAAATTGGAACGCAGATATAAATTTAAATTGTACTTATTGTTTTCTCTCCAATGATGAAGCAGAGATATTTGCCAAAAATGAACAAAAATATTTAATTAAGCAAGTTTATGAAAAACCATACTACAATATAACAGGTCAAAATAAGATTGATATTGATTCGTTAGGTATGGTTATTAGTTGGATGTTTTATTTTCAAAGGAGTGATGCTAATTTGCGCAATCAATGGTCTAATTATACAAATTGGCCTTATAATTATATGCCACAAGATGTTACGCCTGCGCCGACAACAGGAGATTACCCAAATCCAAATCCTGCGCCTCCTCTTCCAACACCAGCAACACTTGGTCCTGGTTTAAATCCATATGGCACCTTAAGTGGTCTATATCTTACTGGAGTATATAATCCGCAAAACATAAAATCGATATTAGTTGCTCTAGGAATATTAATGGATGGTCAATATAGAGAGAATATTTTACCAGCTGGTGTGTATAATTTTATTGAAAAATATGTAAGAACGGCAGGTTACGCACCTCCGGGATTATATTGTTATAATTTTTGTTTAGACACGAGTCCCTTTACAACACAGCCATCTGGAGCTATGAATATGAGTAGATTTAGTAATATTCAATTTGAGTTCACTACGATTTCACCGCCAGTTGATCCATATGCCCAGGTTTTAACAATTTGCGATCCTGTAACAGGAGATATTGTCGGTATCAACAAACCAACGTGGCGCATTTATGATTACAATTACAATATGTATTTAATTGAAGAGCGCGTTAATATGGTTACTTTCATTGGAGGCAATGCTGGATTATTGTACGCAACATAGTGTAAAAATAATTATAATTATATAAATAATAATTCATAATTTATTATTTATATTTAAAGTAATATACTAAAAAGGTCATTTATCCTACATGATGAAGGAGACTTAAGAAAAATACTCTAAAAAAGTTCCCTACTCATGTAGTATCGAATTATTTATTTTTTTCCAAGATTTTTTTGGGAAAATGAAAATTGGACATTTTTTTTGTCCATTTTTCAAAAGGGGCGTTAGACTTTGCCAAAAATATCATTTTCGCTGCATAATTGAAAATTAGCGTCTCGTCACTAAAAAAAAGTTTTTCAATTTGTGACGATAAAATTTTTTTATTTTTGCCAAAAAGTATTTAAAATTATATATGTCTATTCTATATGGAGACTTTAGAAGACAAAATTCAGCCAAAATTCAGCCAAAATAAAGCTTTTAAATATTATTGTAATTTTTGTGACTATGGTACGTGTAAAAAATGTAATTATGATACTCATATTATAAGTGCTAAACATTACAGAAGTATGAATGATTACAATATAGGACAAAATTCAGCCACAATTCAGCCAAAAATCAGCCAAAATTTGACAAAAGAAAAATTTATATGTTCTTGTGGAAAGGAATATCAACATAGACAAGGATTATGGAAACATAACAAAATTTGTAATTTTGAAGATAAAAAAATAAGTGAAAATGAATTGATTATAATGTTAATAAACGAAAATAAAGATTTTAAAAACCTATTAATTGAATCTTATAAAGAGAATTCTGAGTATAAAAATATGATGATGAAGGTAATTGAAAATGGAACAACTAATAATAGTCACAATACTACACATACAAATTCTCATAATAAGTCTTTTAATCTTCAATTCTTTTTAAACGAAACTTGTAAAGATGCTATGAACATTACAGATTTTGTCGATTCAATTAAGTTACAGTTATCTGATCTAGAAAAAGTCGGAGAATTAGGTTATGTGAATGGTATTTCAAATATTATAGTAAAAAATTTAAATGAATTAGATGTAACAAAACGTCCAGTTCATTGTACTGATAAAAAGAGAGAAACACTTTATGTAAAAGATGAAAACAAATGGGAAAAAGATGATGAAAAGAAGAAGTTACGGAAAGTAATAAAAAGAGTCGCCTCAAAAAATCAAAGACTATTATTAAAATTTAAAGAAGTCCATCCTGATTGCGGTACTAGTTCTTCCAAATACTCAGATCAGTATAACACTATTATTGTTGAATCAATGGGCGGATCAGGTGATAATGATTTGGAAAAAGAAGAAAAAATAATTAGAAAAATCGCAAAAGAAATTATTATTGATAAAGAAAGTTAAATTAATGGTGAATTAGAAGGAAAAGGTCCATCATCCATAAATTCCCCAGTTAAGCTGTATCTTTGTTTATAGTTAGGCATAAATTGTAAATTATTTGGTTTATATCTTTTATCAAAGAGAGAACGACCTTCATTAAACTCTCCAAGCCAAGTGTCTACACCAAAATTAGGAGCAGCAGGTTTAGAACCCATATTTTTTGTTATAATTGTCTCATGTGTTCCGTATCCACTTGTTAATGATGAATATTGTGGAGTAACACCTAAAGTAAGTTTACCAGCAGCATTATCTCCAATAACATTTGCGGTATTTTGTTGTGTATATACAGTGTTATCTTGAGTTTTTATAGTTTGGCATCCAGGACAATCGATATCAGCAGAACACTGTTGACCTGTTATAGAACATCTAGCAGTAGGTCCACAAAAATTTTTACAACTAGTTATAGTTGTTAAAGGTAGATCAACAGTATGACTCGTTGCTTCTCCAGGTTGTTGTTGAGTAGGACCATTCTGAAAAGCTTCAAAAACAATATAGTCATTACTATCTAAGTAATCGATCAACTTAAACAATGATATTAATAGAATAAAGCTGATTATTGCCAAAAATATTATATTATATTGCTTTTCCATATAATATAAATTAATATAAAAATAAAAAACACAAATAGAACATTTTAGTAAATACAATAATATAGTAATTTTTTATATCATTTAAATATAAGTAAATGTCTGGATCAACAAGCGATACATCAGCTATTGATGATAAAAAAGAAGAATCCAAAACTATACCAAATGATTATGTTACAAATATGACAAGTTTCTTATCATCGATAATACTATTTTTTATAGTTTTTATTATATATTTTAGTTCTAGTAGTTTAATATTATACGGTTGTAAATTGGCACAGTCAAACATATTACCAACAGAAAGTAACTGTTATCCTTATACAGAAGAAAAACCAAATATAAAACCAATTAATACGAACATTTTTACAACATTTTTTGAACCACAAATGTCTATGAAGATGAATTTTCCTTATGATGAATTCAATTCTTCAAATAAATTGTTAGATATGTTAAGAGAATATAGAAATGAATCAAAATCGCATTTTTTAGCAAACTATTTTATTTCGATTATAGAATCGTTAGTACAATTTAATTATTCGGCATTCAATAGTATTTTGAACGCATTAAATGGTTTACCTGAAATCTTAATGGTACTTTTTGGTCCTATAATATTTGGAATAGTATCAGCATTAGTTTTATTATGCGACAACTTATATCTAATATATTTATGGTTTGCCAATATGGGTTGGTTTTTTAAATCTAACACAAATTATTCGGCTAGCGGAGGTCCAAATTGGACAGATACAACATGGCTAGGAACTCCTATAAATTTTTGGATAGCAGTATGGTTTGTAATAATTTTTGCTATTGGATTTTTATTTACAATGCCTGTATTTTTCTTTTTATCATTTTTATTAATGTTATGGACGATTTTTACATCAATAACCTACAAGTCTGAAATGAATGGTAAGAAAACAACAGCAGGAACAATAATTCAAGATGTATTTAAATATTATAAGGTTCCATTTATGGGAATATTTAGTTTATTTATAATAATATCATCATTTTCAAAATTAGGAGCCGCATCAGGAATATTTTCAATAATAACATTAATTCTTATATATTTTGGAATAATATCAATTGATACATTTAATCCTGTAAATAACGATAATATGTCACCGATAACAAGTTTTGATCAAGCCAAGAAAACATGTAGTTTTAAACCACAATCAACTAATAGTAAACAAGGATTTTTATATAATTTAATAAAAGGTGGTGGAAATATATCAAAAGAAATTAAAAACGCAAGTAAAATATTATCTCGTAAATAATACTTAAAAATAATTTTAATTGTAATTAAATGGGAAAAGATAAGAAAAAAATTCCAAAGCATCCATTTATAAGTATTTGTACACCAACTTTTAATAGAAGGCCATTTATTCCTATAATGATAAAATGTTTTGAAAATCAGACATATCCAAAGGATAAGATTGAATGGATCATTATAGACGACGGTACGGATAAAATTGAAGACTTAGTTTCACATATTCCACAAGTTAAGTACCATAAATATGATGAAAAGATGACATTAGGTAAAAAAAGAAATTTAATGAATGAAAAAGCTATAGGTGATATAATTGTTTATATGGATGATGACGATTATTATCCACCTGAAAGAGTAAGCCACGCTGTAGATACACTAAGATTAAATCCCAAAGCATTATGTGCTGGTTCAAGTGAAATGTTTATTTATTTTAAACATATTCATAAAATGTACAAATTTGGCCCATATGGTCCAAATCATTCTACAGCAGCAACATTTGCGTTTAGAAGAGAGTTATTAAGTGTAACAAAATTTGATGAGACATCGTGTGTAGCTGAAGAGAAAAAATTTTTGAAAGATTATACAATCCCTTTTGCGCAATTGGATTCAAAAAAGTGTATTTTAGTATTTTCACATACTCAAAATTCATTTGACAAAAAAGAATTATTAGTTCAAGCACCAAATCAATTTGTTACTGAATCGAAATTTGTTCCTGCCGATTTTGTAAACGAAAAAGATGTATTACAATTTTTTATGGAAGATATAGATATTGTATTAGATTCATATGATCATGGAAGGTTAGAACATAAGAGTGATGTTATAAAACAATTAGCAGAAATAAGAGTGAAAAGAGAAGCAATGATTAAAGAACAAGAAGATAAATATATAGAACAACAAAATAATATGAATAAATTACAATACATTACAAATCCTCAATTAGCACAACAAAAAATAAACGAACAAGAATTTTATATTCAAAAGTTACAAGAAAAAATTAAATATTTAGAAGACAAAATTAGTCTTTTGATTAGCGAAAAAATTAAAGAAAAACAAAGTGTACTACATAACAAGGTTTAATAATACTTATAAATTTTAATAAATATTATTAAATATACTTAAAGATACTGTATATTATAAATATATAATCATACAATGAATAATTATAACCAACACCAAGACGACTCCTCAATTTCTAGCTCAACTGAAAATGCTAAAATTATGGAGAATGCTAAAAATTTAGATAAAGGATATAATAAAATTTATAGAAATGTTATCAGATCTAACGGAAGTGTAAAACTAACAAAGGTCGAAATCTATACCTCTAATTTAGATGGTAAAATTAGAAATGCTGAAACGGGTGAGTATTATAATGCTCGAGTAGGATCAGCTGACGAAGTTTTATTTTTTTCTGTTGTTTTATCAACAGGAGAAATGGGTTTAAAAAATCCGAAAGGATTAAATTTATTGTTTTTTAATTCTCCGATCCATTATATGAAACATATGCGTACCAGAATATTAGATGAAAGTACTATTTTAAATTGGACAAAAAAGCGTGATGCTAGATTGAAGGAAAAGGAGTCTGTTAAAAAGACATCAACGTCATCTGTTATCATTAGATAAAGTTTTCGATGTTAAAGAACTTTAATTTTTATAAATATGCTTTAGTTTATGAAATATAATTTTCATTTCTAAAGTCATAATAATCTAATTATTATATTTACCAATTCTTTTGGTAAATATGGTACTATCATCTGTATAAATTATAATACTTATTTAAAATTTATACTAATAGAAATATTACACCTTTTTACATTTCAAAGACCAAATTTATCTTAGACTGGGTTTTTGTTTTCGTGTGGAAATTGTTTTATTTGTTTTACACCTTTTCTCATTTCAAACATCCATTTGAGTAATAACATCAGTTTTAAGAAAATCATTTAATAATGGTTTATTCATTTGCTTATTTTTGTGTATCATTGTTCCAATAAATCCATGTTTATTAGAAAAATGATGATAAGAATTATAACCTAGATTTATAAATAATTTTTGGAAAGATGAGGTTCCTGATTTAGGAAATCCAACTAATAATATCATATATAGTTATTAGAGAAAATTATAAGGAGTGAAATAATCGGCGTTTGAAATGTAAAAAAGTGTAAAATACTTTTAACACTCAACTTCCTCTTCTTCAAAATCATCTTCTTCTTCTACTTCTTTATCTACCGTTCCTGAAGCATTTTCTTTAATATATTTTTCTATGTATCGGTAAATGCGATTGATATCAAGTTTACATATTTCAAAATTTTCTAATAAACTAATAATTTCAGTATCACTAAATTTATTTTTTAAATCATTAAAAAACCCTAATAGATCTTTCTTATCCATTCCTAGCTTTTGACATAATTTTTGAATAAATAATGAATTGTTGTATTCAGTTGAATATTTTGTTAAAACTTTTGTAAATCTAATTTCAGTTGAACTATTTTTTTGTTTATTTTTAAATGTTTTGTGATATAATTTGTTATTTTTTAATGTTTTAATAAGTGAGCTCATTTCATTAAATTGCCATATTTGTTTTTGAAATGTAATTCTGTCAATATAATCAGCAAAACAAATATTTTCAAGTTGTTCTAAATAAAAAGGAATTGATTGTTCTTTATCTATTTTATCAATAACATCAATTATATTCTCGTGCCATAATAACCCTATACTAGTTCTATCAGTTTCATTAATAATATTATTATGATTTTGAATTGGAAAATAATTATTTAATAATTTATTTGTAATTTTTTTAGTATCATCGCTAAATGATTTAATTTGTAAAATATTTTCGATCGTTTCATTAGTAAGTAATCCAGGTTTATTTTTATAAATATTGTAAATGTTATTGATTTTTCTTAAATCAAACTGAACGTATTTTAAAATGTTATTTCTAATATGAGTATCAATATTGGGTATTAATTCATTAATAATGTTTGATATGTGCGTGGTAGTAGGTGTTTTTAATTCAACAATATTACATACTTTCATGAGTTCTTTAATTTTTTTATCAACCTTATAATTTCCAATACATATAATTGGTATTATTGTTACTTCTTCTATTTTTTGTTTTTTTGTTTTTTTTGGTCTAATAAGTTTAATCAATGTGTTTATTCCACCTTTATCACCATTATTCATCCCATCTATTTCATCCATAATTATGGCAATTTTTCTAACCTTTTTATTAAATAAACTCATAATATTTTTATCAGACATATTATGTCGTGTAATATCTTCAATAACAGAAGTATTTCTTATATCTCCAGCATCGTATTTAATAATATCATAATTTAGCTCCTTTAAAATATTAGTTACAAACGATGATTTACCTGTTCCAGGATCACCAAATACATATATACCTTTTTTAAATAATAAATTATTTTTATTTAGTTCAAATTCTTGAAGAATATTTTTAATAATTTTGGCTTCGTTCTCTCTATTAATAAGTTTATTAATATCTAAGTTGTCCATCTTATATATTTTACAATATTCTTTTTATGTAGATTTTTACACAAACCATGTTCTTTTAAAAAATCTAACAAGACTCTTTTACAATTATCAGATTCATTTTCAATACAATAGTTAATAATAAAATGTATATAACTATTAAACGTCATATTTTTGTATATAACATTTTTAATTTCAACCCATTTATTGTAATCTTGATGAATAATTACATTAAAAACAAACTCATTATCTCGTTTAATAATATTTTTAATAAAACTATCATAATTTTGTCTCGAAATATAGATTTCAGAATGATATAATTTATAATTCTCTCTATTTGTAAAAATAAACTCTTTTTTTGGAAGATATTCTTGTATTAAATTTATTAGTTCAGCTGGTAACAGTTGTACACTAGTACATATATCCATATATTATATATAGTGTAATTTATATATAATATTTTTATAATATTTATTCCAAAAACATATATTTAAGATGATTGTGCTGTTTGACAAGGATTATTAACTCCATATGTTATTCCATCCCAAGTTAGTCCACAATTTGTAGCCCACGTATATTTAGCACATAAGCTATTAGAACCAACATATGGAGCAGAATTAAAATTCATAGTTAAGTGTTTTGATCCACTATTTGGTGGACAAGTTCCTAAATCTTTTCTATTAATACACTGTGTATTATTTCCAGAACCATCCATAATCCAATAATCAGGACAGCTAGGGATCATAGGAGGCCAATTGCTATCAGCAGAATTTGTGAGTGATATACCAATAATCACCAAAGCAATAATTAATATTATTATCGCAGAAAAAAGTACAATTTTTTGAAATCCTTCCATATAAATTAAATGAATATAATTTTTCTATTTACCTATTTTATATATAAATGAATAATAAAGTAAATAACGGTCGCATAGATATTAAAACTCCTAATACTTCAAAATTATTTCAGATGTATGATAAAATTCCAGCTAATCAATGTGTAACATTTAGGAATGCTACAGAAGGATTATGGAGTTCAACAACTTTATCACAGGCTTTTTTCTCTCTACAAAATATCCAGATGATTCAAAATGGTATTAGAGCTGGTGTGTATAACAGATCAAACGGACAATATGTTATTGGTTCACAGGATTGCGATTCTTTAAAAATAGTAATGAGAAGTGTCTTTTTACAATATTCAGCAAATCAACCAGGTAATATTACACAACAAATAACAGATTTAAATAAAATAGTTTTAGAATACTGCATTCAGCAAGTGTATAGTGAAGCGCAAGGTTATATGAAATATGTTACTGATGTTAGCACATTAGTAATTCCAATTGCTCATCCTGTAATGGCAAGCAATAACGATAGACAATTAGAATTAAAAAATTGGTTTTAAAAAAATGAAACTATTTAAAAAGATGTCAAAGTAATATATTATTATGGATGATAAAATAGTGCTGATATGTGCTACAGGACGATCCGGATCAACAAGTTTACAAAGAATAATAAATACTATTCCAAATAGTAATATTTGTGGAGAGAATTATGGAGCAATAAATAGCTTGATGGAATTTTATATGAAACTTCATAAATCATCAACTGAATATATTCCAGGTCATTATACTCCAGCTTCATATGAAGAAATAGTAAGTAAAAACGTAAAACCATCGTGGTATAATTCATATAACATACAGGAAATTGAACAAAAAATTCGCGAAACGATCATTTCAATGTTTAAAAATGTTTCAAATACTAAATTATGGGGCTTTAAAGAGATAAGATATGATAAAAATCAAATATTTTTAATTAAATTTTTTAAAATATTGTTCCCTCAAACTAAAGTGATAATTCAAATTAGAGAGAATATTCAGTTACAAAGTCAAAGTGGATGGCATAAAAGAGACAAATCCGCTTTAAAATATTTATCAGAAATGAATAATAGTTTACACAATTTTTATAATCAAAATAAAGATTGGTGTTATTTTACAAGCTTTGAAAAGATGTTTGATAAAAATAATATTAAAAATATATTTACCTTTATAGATTGTGGAGAGAATTTTGATGAATCAAAAGTAGACGATATTTTAAAAAATAATATCAAAGATTAAAAATTAAATAAAAAATTTATATCTGTTTTTAACAATTTATATCTGTTTTTAACAATTTATATCTGTTTTTAACAATTTATATATTTAATTTAATTTATATCTGTTTATAACAATTTATTCTTCAATTAATAAAGAACCTTTATTAGAAGATTTCTTAACAACACCTTTTGATACAACCTTTTTCTTCTTGGTTTCCTCACCACTCATAAGTCTAGATCTTTCTGCTTTATACTCAACATATAGTTCTCTAAGATTGTCGATCTCTGATACCCACATTTTATTAATCGTAG